TAAACCAGATTTGAGCCACGGTCAATCTGACGGCGCCAAATCACTAAATGCATTTTTTTGCAGAAACCCTGTTGACTGTGGTGCAAATATGAACCATATAGGAAGGGTCAGCACAACAGAAGGAGAGCAGACATGACACGAGACGAAGCCCAGCGCCTGATCAATTCATACTGCTGTGACCCCGTCACGGACGAGACGGCAGCTATTGAACGGCTCATGGAGTACGAGCCGACGGAGTTTGATAACACCGATGACGCTGAAACTCAGAACCGACTGGACGATATAATCTACGGGTAATTACCAGCTCACACCCCAATGAACGGGCTAGCCTTTGCGGTTCGTTCGGGGACAACATTAACCCTCTAGCGCCCCGACCGGATCCGTCCGGCGGGGTTTCGGGGTGCCAACACACAGGAGGACATACAATGAAGGTCAAGTTCAAGTTTTCATGGTCTGACAAGCCAGAGGAGATCGAGATCGTAGAGGTTGGCGGGATCGATCCGCAAGATCACCCGCGATACTGCGACGCCTACATCGAGTCAGCGCGAGAGGTTAAAACCGGCCACTGGTGCAACGATGAGGAGCTGGGCGAGATGACTGCCGATGGCGAGTTCATGTATGACGTTCTGGAGGATTGGCTCTCATAACTGGAGCAAACCATGACAACAATCATCAACCGGGCGCGCCAGACGCTCATCCTATCAAGCCTCACCGGCCTTTGGATGTATCTGGTTCACATACACTAACAAGAAGGGCGGTCTTCGGGCCGCTCTTTTTTTGTGCCTTGCCACCCTGCCAATCCTGCCAGCCCGGATGGAATTTCGCAAAAACGATCCGCGATTGACGCACACACCAAATTCATGGATAAATGATCAGTCCTTCTCGCGCTGTTTTTGAGGGACGTTTGGCGCTACCGGTCAGTCATAAACCCCCTTTGGCTGGCCGGTAAAAAACAGATGATGAGGTTATTATGTTTCTGGAAGTTCAAGAGCAAGAGATCGTCACAACGGTCTATCGGGTGGTGGCTGGAGAAAGCGACGTCATCCGCACATACCCAACGAAGGCCGAAGCTGACGCTTTTGCTGCCGGATGGAACCAAGCAGCCGATGAGGCTACGCTCTATGAAGAGCAGCCCGAGCCAGTCGAAGCCGTTGAAGAACCCGAGCAGGTCGAGGAACTGGAAGAAGCAGTAGCTGAAACCATTGAACAGCCCGACGACCTCCCCGCCTTCGAACAGGAATACGTCTACCTTTCTGACAGCCCAGCTGATGACGAGGTCACAGAAGACACCGAACCCCTCGTTGAGGCCCTGTAACAATGGGCCATAATAGGCTCACAAAAAAACAGGAAGCGTTCGCTCAGTTCATCGCTGACGGGTTCACCCAATACGAAGCATACCAAAAAGCATATGACGCAGAACAGATGCAAACCGATTCAGTTTATGTCGCGGCAAGCAGACTGATCAATAACGCTAAGGTGGCACTAAGAGTCACGGAGCTCAGAAAAGACCTACAGGAACAGTACCTGTGGACGCGTTCTGCCAGTGTTAGGCGTCTCATGGCAGTGCTGGAAAACGATCCGACAAACAGCGAAGTGGTAAACGCCGTCAAAGAGCTGAACAGCATGCACGGTTGGAAGAAGTCAGAGCAAGAGCACAAGATCACTGGCCAGAACGTCACGATCAGCACGGGTGTGCCCGAGCCCGATGCTGATTGATCTGGGATACTACCCTCGCCAGTGGCAACTGGAATGTCACAAGGCACTGAAGCGGTTCAACGTGCTGGCTCTGCATCGCCGGGCAGGCAAGACAGAGCTGGCGCTCATGCAGCTGATCACAGCAGCGCTCAAGAACAATGACGATCGTCCGTTCTACGTCTACGTCGCTCCGTTCCTGAAACAGTCCAAGGCAATCGCATGGGCTCGTATGAAGGATCGTCTGGCGCCTCTCAAGAACATTGAGGGTGTCTCGTTTAACGAGAGCGAACTGACTGTCACCATCAAGCACAATGGCGCACAGATCCGTGTGTTCGGTGCTGACAACCACGACGCCATGCGTGGCCTGCGCATTGACGGCGCTGTGCTGGACGAGGTGGCACAGATGAAGCCCGAGGTCTGGTACGAGATCATCCAGCCAGCCTTATCGGACCGCAAGGGCTGGGCCATGTTCATCGGGACGCCTAATGGTATCAACCTGTTCTCCGAGCTGTTCTTCAAGGCTCGTGATCTGCCCGACTGGATGGCGCGTCGCTACACTGTAGACGACACGGACGCTCTGGACCCGGACGAGGTCGATCGTCTGGAGCGTGACATGGCGCCGTCGGCGTTTGCGCGGGAGTATTTGTGCGACTTTGCAGCAGCAGGTGACAATCAGCTGATCAGCCTGTCGGATGTCGAGGCTGCATCCCAGCGCGTATTGCAGCGTCATGAGTACGACTGGAGCCCGAAGATCCTCGGCGTTGACCCGGCGCGGTTTGGTGCGGATCGATCGGTGATCTTCCCCCGGCAGGGATTGAGAGCTGGCACGCCGATCGTCATGCGTGGTGTCAATAACATGGATCTGGCTGCTCGTGTGGCGCAGGAGGCGCGCAACTGGCAGGCTGATGCTGTGTTCGTGGATGCTGGCGCAGGTGCTGGTGTGATCGACCGTCTGAGGCAGATCGGTGTGGACTGCATCGAGGTGCCGTTCGGTGGCAAACCTATTGATCCGCAATACAAGAACAAGCGTGCTGAGATGTGGTCACTCATGGCGGAGTGGATCGTCTCTGGTGCCATACCGAACGAAGCTGAGCTGAAGCAGGATCTGGCTGCGCCGACATACAGCTACGACGCGGTTGGTCGCAAGCAGCTGGAGGCCAAGGACGAAATCAAGAAGCGTGGCTTGCCGAGCCCGGACATGGGTGACGCTCTGGCTCTGACGTTTGCCATGCCGGTTGGCGCAGTGACGGAGAAGGAGGCGTGGGTGCGCAGGCACAGCAATGAGGACATCTCCGACTACGATCCGATGGAGCTGATCTGATGGACCTGCGAGAGATCCGCTTGTTCGAGCATCTGGAGCATATGGAGCCGATGCTGGTGGATCATTGGCTCGCGCTGGGCAAGTTCCCGGACCTCGCGCCACTGAAACCTGACTTTGCTACGGTGCTGTCGCTTGAGGAGGCGGGCAAGATCCTGTCGATCGGCGCCTTTGATGGTGAAGAGCTGGTCGGATACAGTGTCAACATACTGACCAACTGGATGCACAGCGTTGATGCGTTGATGTGTCAGAACGTGGTGTTGTGGCTGGATGTGCGGCATCGGGCCGGGTCGAATGGTTTGCGGTTGATACGTCAGACGGAGCGGCTGGCCAAGGCAAAGGGCTGTGATGTGTTCCTGCTCGGTGCGAGGGACGACACGGTGATGTTTGAGTTATTGCCGAAACTGAAGTACACGGTTCATGAGACGGTTTATGCGAGGGTTTTGTCATGAGTGGAGCGGAGCCAGCATTGATTGCTGCGTTTGCAGCGGCGGGCAGTACGGCGGCGAGTGTGGTGCAGGGCCAGCAGCAGATGCGCGCACAGAAGCGTGCCAGTCGGCAGGCGGCGAGGCAGGCAGAGTCGGCACAGCGGCAGGCTCAGAGGGAGTTTAACGCTGCCAACCAGAAGGCGCCGGACATTGCTGCGTTGATGAAGCGCAATCGTGCGATGGGAAGTGGGGGGATCAGCGGGACTTATCTGACCGGAGCTGGTGGTGTGTCACCGAGACCGGGCATGTTGGGTCGCACGACATTGTTGGGGAGCTAGATGGCTGCATCGCGTGACGTATTGAAGTCTCGGTGGTCTCGGTTACAGACTGAGCGATCAGAATGGCGGACCCACTGGCGTGAGATCAGTGACTACTTGCTGCCGACGAGCGCCCGGTTCTACACATCGGACCGCAACAGAGGCAGTCGCAAGCACAATGCGATAATCGATTCGACGGCATCACGCGCTCTGAAGGTATTGGCTGCGGGCATGATGGCGGGCATGTCGTCACCGGCCAGACCGTGGTTCCGGTTGACGTTGGCGGATGAAGATCTGTCGGAGTTCTCTTCGGTCAAGGAATGGCTGGCGGATACTCAGCGCCGGATGCTGCACATCTTTGCAGGCTCGAACACCTATCGCGTCCTTCACTCGGTCTACATGGAGTTGGGTGCGTTCGGGACATCGGCGGTGATGATGATGAACGATGCGACGCGCACGATCCATCACTATCACAGTCCGGTTGGTGAGTTCGCTCTGGCGGCTGATTACCGTGGCCGCGTCAACACGCTGTACCGTGAGTTTGAGAAGACGGTTGGTGAGCTGGTTGGCGAG